TTTAAGTTCGCGACCTCCAGTAGCGGGGGTCGAGAAAGGAGTGTCCCGAGACGGTTGGAATACACTGTGACGACTGGTATTCGATCAAGGTCATATCCTCCTGATTCATGCAAATACCACCCCGCATTCCTTCCCGTAGTCGCATTCTCTGTTCGCCATACTTCATATTTTCCCGGTTCCAAGACTCGGACTTGCTCGATGACATCCTCTCCAAATCTTCCCTCAGGTTCACTTACAATTTCAGAATACCTCAACTGAGTTAAGTCAGCTTGAGCACGATTACCTTCCGTTCTCCATCCACATATTTGCTGCGCTTCAATTGGACATAAATATGGTCTGTAATCCCCCGCTCTCATCTCTGCCAAATTATTAGGCATCTCCTTTGGACTCTCTACCAACACACTCGTATGTCCATATAACAATGCATCTACAAGCACTCTTCTCGCAAACTCGTTTAATGGTGTTCCGTCTCCTGTTACATCCTTTGACCATGCATCCCAATACTCTTGATCTCCTCCCTCTAAATGTATTCCCCTCCTTAATATTGTTCCCGCAGCTTGACTCGCTAACCTCTGCAAAAATGGTGGCATAACTGCATGGAATATCCTTCTCCCATATGCATCGTCATCTTCTCTTGGCTCCCTTGGAATAATATTCTCCGCATTCTGCCTAATTGTCTTCGTACCTCCAACACACGTATTGATTGGATCCCAAAATGGAATCATTCCTAAAACCGCTGCATTCTTAGCACTCGGATCTTCCGGTTGGTCATTCTTGGGTATGTCCACCCTTCCCGTTAATCCACTTAAGTCAATTAGCGAATTTTTACCCGGACGCTTCGGGTAACTTGATCCTGAAATAGTCATGTCCCTATTCTAGTAGATACGGATGGTTGAACCACCACTCGACCAACGACGTAATGGTGACAAGTAATTTATTCCATATCCTAATGCATCTACAGGTCCAGATATGTCATCTATTCCCCCTATACCCTTATCCGGTTTGCCAGTCTTATCATAGGTTTGCTGCTCTAATGATTTAATTAAATACTTACATCTATTATGCACCTTTAACCGATTAGCTAATAACAATACATTGATGCAATTAACTCTATCCGCTACTAATGGGTTCGATGTCTGTGCCTTTACGATTAACTTACCGCGCTTTAATAAACTTAAATCTGATTCAGCCGCATTCGTTGTTGTCCTTTGCCTACTAGCTGCATCAGGTATTACTACTAAATTCTCTCGATCTAGTTGCTTACTGTAGGTTTCACGTAATTTCTCCACTACCGCTGGCGTGTCTTTTGGATGTAACTCGTCAACAACGTGAAACTCATCTCCCCTCCTTACAATTACAATGCAAAAACATGCTCCTACGTTAAAATCAACGCCAACAAATATTCTCTCGTCATCTCCTATCTCTATATCTGTCCAATGCTTATCTCTATCAAATGGGTGGTAAACAGTCGTGTTCTCTAAATTCGTAAACTCACCTTCGATATAACTGGCAATAAGATTAGTATCAAAGTTCTCATAAAGAGATTCGATAAATCCATCAGGTAAATGGGGGTTGTCCGTTGTCTTCGCTTTGATCATTCTCCTATCCTCTCTATCTCCATTCTCTACAAATGTTCGATAACACCACTTATATCCTTCAGGCGTAGATCCCACACTTAAACTTGGATTCTTTCCTCCACGTAATCTCGCTAAAAACATTTCACTTGCCTTCTGTGCAACTTCAGGTGGACTCGTATCAATCTCATCAGCAAGGCAAAAACTTAAATTTTGCCCTCTAATCCTGTTCCATGTCTCAGTTGCTCGACATAACAATGTCGTACTCCCATGCTCTGTATGAATAATGTATTCAGGCTGCGGCGAAATCCTAAAATCATACTCAATTCCGTATTCCTCTAAAAAATCATCAAAACTTCTCATCCAAACATCTTTTAATAATATAAAAGTCGGTTCAAATACAGCTCCTACTGTTCCTACATTATCCATACATAACAAAACTGCTCTCGCACACAAAGCTCTCGTCTTTCCACTTCCAAATCCTCCTATAAATCCTAAAATTCGATGTTTTCTATCATTACAAAATTCTCTTTGGGCTGGTAGTAACCCCCCTACAATTTTAAATCGCAATTTTTCATCACTTATTGTCGCTCTACTTCGACGGTTTATTGGTGGCTCTAAACAACTGCCTCCAGGTACCTTTGATAGTAAACTCACCTTCTATTTACCTCCTTATTTAAGTAGCATAACCTCATATATATCAAGGGGGAGGGGTGAACGAAGTATTTGCTGCAATTCTAGGTGCTTCTATTTCAACTGTCGCAATGCTTCTCGCAAACTCAGGACATAAACGTGAACGCTATACCGTCGAAATCTTTAAAAGACTTAATAACTTAGATACTAAAGTCGCAAGACTTGAAGAAAAATCTAAATACAACAAAACCCCCTAGTCCTCTACAACTTAGGGGGCTCTGAAGCTATCCAATAACCAAAATGCTAATACTTGCTATGGGGTAAAGGGCATTCCTACCCTAGCTAACACTACTTTTTAAGGCAACTTATATAAGTAAGTGGGGGAGGGGTATGGTCTCGGAGTTACCGCCCCCGCCGCCCCCGCGAGCAAAAATCGTATGCCCCGGAGGGGGTCTAATTTGCCTTGCATAACTGTCTATATGGCAGTTATGCAAACACGCTAATCACTGCCGCGCAAGGGATGTGCATTTGTCCAGTATTTAATTACATCTAGTCCAGAATATTAGCCCCCTTATATATCAATTAGTGAGGTATATTAACTATTAATTAGCATAAACAATAACACCCCCTAAAATATATTTAAGAAGGGGGTGCCAGGGGTGCGCGGGAGATATGAGAGACCTATGTAAAACCTAGCCTTAATTACTCAAGCTTTAGGAGCCTGGAGATGCTGTTAATAGCTCCTATGGCGTTACTTAACTGTCTATTCTCTATTGATAGCTTACATATATGCTCTAACTGAGAAACCACGGTAGCCACTTTGTCTGATCTATCCATTTTTAAGTCTTTCTTGAGTTCGTCAAATAAAGCTTTTCTATATCTATCACTCTGACGGTATGAGATGCCCCACTTCTTAGACGCTAATTGACACTGTTCTAACCTGCTTAGTCCTTGTTGATGCCATTGCAGGTATATTCCTAACCTTTTCTGAATTTCGCTCTGTGTAGCGTTTTTAGACACTGTTTAACGCCTTGTATTAATCGGAGTATAGCTTTAATTAAATAACTCTAGTGATCTTATATAAGTTTAAAAAGCTTGATTAGTGCCCCAGCTCGAGCGCGTTAGGTGTGCTCCTGAAGCACGTCTAAAAATAAAAAAGTGATTACCAGGAAAACACCCTTTTTCTGTAATCGTAGTAATAGCTTAAAAAGAAAAAAATTAGCCTTTTATTTTTGGAGCTCTAATTGCATAACTAAGCAATAAAAAAGACCCCTTAAAGGAGCCTTAAAAATTGGTTTGTTTGGTGTTTTTTCTAAGTGTGGCAATACCCGTCTTTTTCTATCCCGTAGGTAATACAGCGAGAATAAACACCTCCTACTACTTCAGTTGGGAAACCTTCTATATCTACCATTGCACAATCACTATCTCCGATTAGAGGATAAGGCTCCGAAACATAAGCCGCGTTTTTATAACGCTCCTTAAGCTTGTTTAAGCTTTCTTCTTGCTTAGTGGTTAGTTTCATTATGCTATTACCTGAACTTTAAATTGTTCTCTAACTAATTGAATTAGTTTGTTATGGTCAGTTTTAAACCGATCGGCAATTGTTGAAAAATAACGCTGTTTAACTGGGTAACCATCGCTAACCCTGATGTAATAGCTGTAAAGATTGCTAGTCATTGCCTCGCACATTCTGAAGCTTTCGCTAGTGCTTGTGTTATGCGTCCAGTCTTCAGGAGGTAAGCAGTTAAGCATCTCGAAGAAGTTTTCTTCTGTGGTCTCTTTGATAATGCCTACCTCGTATTTTTTAGCGTTGAAAGCCTCGTATAACTCAAAAGCCTTTTTAAAAGGTAAGAGTTTGAAAGTTGGGTGTTTCTCTAAGTATTCGAGTGTGTTTTCCTTAGCTCCATAGGCTAAGGGCGTTTTTTTCATGTCTAGGCTTGCCATGTCTGAACACATAACAAAATTATCTAGATAGCCTTCTTTAGTATCAAAGAAAAAAGGCGTTGAATCAGTGACTTTAAATTTTGGCATTGTTTTAAATAGGTATAGAAAAGAAAAGAGCCCTAAGTAATAGGGCTAATAAGATTAGTATTGGTAGTTTTTATTAACTACGGGCGAAAAAGAGCCAAGTAACTCAGAAACATTTTTTTCATGTATCCATGTAGATTCCTCTACGGAAAACCAATAAGGCGCTTTAACGCTCACGCAGTAGTGTTCTCCATTGTCGAACTCTTCAAACCAAACCTTGTCTACAAGTGGATGTTTGTAAAGATCTTTAAGTGTTTTTGGTTCTTGCATTGTTTTAAATAGGTATAGAAAAGAAAAGAAAAGAGCCTTATTGATAGGGCTAAGGGGATTAAATAAAGCTAGGTAATGAGATAATTCTCTTAACTGTCTGGTATGCGTTTTTAGTATCAGTGATCAAGTTTTTAATCTCTTGATTGTTCCTAGATACTCGCTTATTTAAGTCTTGGATATATTCAGAAGGCTTAATGAATTCAGACTTAACGAGCTGAGTTTTTGTTTTTTCTTGTTGTGCTTGATAACTTAAGATCCAAGTTACTAGCTGCTTTTTATTGTGATAAAGCAGAGCCTTTTCAGTTGTTGGGATTGCGTTTGATTTGGTCATTTTGAATAGGTATAGAAAAGAAAAAAGCGTAAGGACTAACCCTACGCTTTGAATTTTATACAACTTATTTAAGTTTGTCTAGCTTATCTTATATAAGTTAAGCAAACTGCAACAGACACTCTGTTGCCGTGGTGATCGCTTTACCTTGTGAGCCGTGATACAAGCTTCTTAGTCTATTGTGAGTTTTTATTCTTCTATTAGCTGCTTTCCCGTGGGTTAGTTCCTGGGTAGTAGCGTTAAGGAGCAAATATAGGTTTTCAGTAGGGTTAGAAAAGCCAGCGGTTAACTCGCCTCCTATAACAGTATTATTCCGAATACTGCTTCTAATCCGGTTAACTTCTTGAATATCATTAAGGCGTCTATCCCTTAATTCTCCGCTGTTCTTATCTCTAATCGGTGTTTTCATACGATCAGCAAAAACAGTATTAAATAAAACGGTCTCTATGTATTCGGTAGATCGAACATTTGCAAGCCTTCTTAGATTTGCAAGATCATTATCAAAACGGCCGCTCGCCTTGTCTATTACCTCGCTTATAGCACTAGCGAAACGGTTAACCCCCTTTGAATGCTTTAATCGAATTCCGTGACCAGATCGAATAGCGTTATTAGATAAAGAGCCGGTAAAATACCCTAAAGCATTGGCACAACTAAGGCGCGAGTAACTTGTGAATGCTTGTAAGGATGTAGAGCCGTTTTTACTATCGCAAATATGCAAGTACTGTCTTATGTGGTCCCCGTCTAACACCTCCCCCTGGTTCATAGGAGATTGGATGTAAATCTTGCCCCCTTCCATCTGCAATATATTTTCAGGTTTTTCAATAATCTCCTTCTCTACTAAGTCTGTAACTAGATCACAAATAGTTCTATTTTGGACCGGCTCGTATCTATCGGAGAAGTTTCCTAACCATTCGCCACTATCTGAATTAATCAAGCTTATGAATTTATCAGTCTCTACTACCTCGCCTACTTCGTTTTGATAGTGCCCCTTTACTTTCTTTGCGTGCCATAGAGCATTTGCAGCGTTAAAACCTGCCTCTACTGTTGGCAAGCTATCAACCATTGTCCCTGCTTTTGCCTCATTGCTTACATAGTTGTAGTTTTCCCCCTTGTATTGGCCGTAAACCATAGCCGCATTGCTTTTGCTAGTGCTGTATTGGTCGGTTAAAACATTGTTAGTAAATGCCATTGAATTTAGATAGTGATAGAACAAAAACCCGTTTTAAACGGGTTACTAATACTTATACAAGGTATTACGACTCAACGCAACTAAGAGAACTGTAAAACATTTACAAAGCTAGATAAACCAAAGATAAGGGCTAACTATATATAGATCCCCTTTTTTAGTGCCTATGAGTTAAATGTAAACAAACTATATGCGTAAGCCATTGCAGCGGCTAGGGTTTCAAATGTTTTGAAACTACTGGTAGTTTTATCGTGCCTGCATACTTGCCAACGTTCTTTGCTGTCTTTAATTATCGTTAATCCTGCGTTCTGTGTAGCGTTGGAGTTAGCCATTTTTGGAGGGGTAGTTGATACCTTGTTTGAGTGTGAAATAGTACCCCCTTCTAAATGTTACTTAAGGGGAACGCTAATTTATATTTTTAGGATTTCTTATTTATTACTTAGTGAGGCACTAAATGTAATTATATGAGCCAAAAAATATTCTAGGAAATCAGGGAAAAAATCCCAAAAATTTCATATGGCAACTTCCGTATATGCGCGTATGTATATAACCGTTTCTCCATAAGACCCGAACTCCATAAGACCCGAGATATATAAAACCAAATCTCCATAAGACCCAAGCTTGTATGTGAAACCATTTTAGTTCGAGACCCGAGCTTTGCCTTTACTTTTGTGGAACTCTTCAACTCTTTCCATAAATCTATTCTTATGGCAATCAAGAACAAACTTACCCATACTCTTAAGCTCTAATTGGTTTTCTAAACCAATGACTAAACAAGCTCGGTTAACTTGTACTCCGTAAGTGTGCAAAATTCCAGCCCTATATGCTGAGAGCTGATCCATATAATCCGCTAGTAAAGATGGGTTAGCTAATCTGCTTCTCCTACTTGTCTTATAGTCAATTAACACAGGTTCGTCGCCATGTTTTTTGGTATAAGCCAATAAGTCAAAGGTTCCACTAAATCCTGCGGGATGCCAAATTGGTCTCTCCATAGCTATGGGTTTAACAACATTTGCTTCAACCCAAGGCAGCATCTGATCTAGATATGGTCCAAATAAACTGTACTCAAATCCTTTTTTACGGGTAATCCTTGTAGAGCATTTTCGAGTTGCTGATGGACATAGCTGCCCCTTCTACAAGCAAGAGAAATTTCTGATTTTGCATTCTTGTTGAATGCGTACCATCTTTGCAGTGCTTTTTTTGAGTCTTCATCTTTAGTTTCGCTAAGAATAGTAGTAACACCGGGAAGTTTCCCGCCCGGAGTTACATAGCTTGATCGATCTTCCGAACGCTTTATTTTAGTTGGGCCTTCTTCAAATGCGATCATTTAACTTAACTTATTTAAGTTAATTATAGATCAGGTGAGAATGGGTTTCCATTATCTATCAAAGCATTAATGTCATATCCTGCTTCTAGTACCTCACTAAAAGCTGTATCAATTTCTTTATTTACCTTATCTTTCATACGCTTACCCGGTACTGGTAAAACAACATAGGTTACATCTGTTCTCTCCTTACCTCGTATCGCTTTGAGTTTTAAATCAAATAAATGTGGTGTCTTCTTTCCTTCCTCATCAGTAAGGAATTCCATAATAGGGTTTGCTAAACCCTTCTGTGAAAACTCAAAAACTTGTATCCTTTCTTCGTTGTAGTTCCATACTGTAAAAGCATAAAGAGCATTAGCTTTTTCTTTGCCATCTAGGATTGCTCCCACTTCCTCTGCTCTTGCTTTTATTTCATCTCTTGTTGGTGGGGCTGAAAACTTAAGAGGTTTGCCGTCAGAACTCCAAACAATATGTCTAATGAGTACTTGCTCTTCATCTCCTACAAAAGAAATGACTGTATTTTCGTCGTTAAGGTCTTTTGCATTTAAATAATTTCCACCGCCTCCTGATGCTGCGGCTGCTTTGCTTGCTTTAAAAGCATCTTCAATTGACTTTGATAATAGGGCCATAAGTCGAGTAACCAATAGGTTGAGTGACTTATTTATTATAGAACACTTATATAACTTACGCTACCTCGTACGAGTTATTTATGTTTCTTGTTAGCAGTAATGAAGTTGTCTTTAAAGTAAACTAGCTCCTGTTTATCGTTCTCAAAATAACGTAAGCATAGCTCTATTACATTGCTCTTACTGGTGTTTAATACTTTCGCTAATCTACCTGCTATATCCCATCCATCTTCAGATAAGCTGCTAGTTCTTATATTTTTATCTCCAAATATATGCTTTGGTATTGATGGTCTAGTTGGATCAATCTCATATTTATGATGTAAGGCTTTATAGTTTTTGTACTTCATTAACGAAGGTCAGTACTTATATAACTACTATAGTACTGGACTAATGACTAGCTGCCATAGGTCTTCCGGTGGTTCTTTACTAATCGCTGATAACTTATTCAAGTGACTAATTATCTGTGCTCCTTTAACTGGTTTGCCCATGAGTAAACTTTCAGCAATTGGACATTTCTTATTTAACTCCTTTACCTTATCTAACCAATCATAATCTTGTCTCTGTAAACTCATCCTCATGTGTTTACCTAATGCTTTGGCAACTAACTTCTCCTTAGCTACAGGGATTTCTTTAGTAACTCCTACCTTTAAATCTTCTAACCCTGCAAAAATAGATAACAGTGCTTCAGGACCAATAGGTTTACCCTTACTGTCTCTCATATATACCTTGTCTTCCCATAACTCTCTCATAGTGGCAGGACATTTAATACCTTCTCCTATTCCTTTAACTCCCTGACTTCTTGCTATTGCTACGTTTAACACTCCAATAGAAACAAGAGGTTTAACACTAGCATCCCTTAAAGTACCGTCTGAAAAACCTTTAATCTGTGTACTGTGAATACAACGCTCTCCTAAAGTCGCGGTAGATAATTTTAAAAATGCTGGCTGTGACCACTGGTTAAAAAATGGTCTTGTTATTAATTGTGTTTGTACTCTACCGAAAGCTACCGTTTCACTAATATTACGTTTCTGTCCAGGTGCTTTTGGCTTCGCTTCCTTGTTTGTTGGCATAGGATAGAACTTATATAAGTTGCTAAGTTAACATAACAAACCTTCGTAATAACTTCAACACTTTTACGTTACTTATTTATTTACCTACCCTATAGGGGTGTAGTAGTTAGTAGTTCATAGAACTATCTAATACCTATAAAACTTGTTATACCAACCATTTACAAGGAAAATATACGAGTATCCACTTCAGTATCCACTACCCTTACTCACAGTATCCACCTATCTCAAAGAGGATACTCCTCTAAATTTCTTCTAATCAACACCACCCCAAGGGTTTACAGCAGTCACTAACCCTTATGAACTACTAACTACTGACCACCCCCCTACTAAATAAATTATTTAATTCGATAATAAGCATACTGTCTCTGTCCCTTACCTTTTACAGGTATTCGTATTACCCCAGTAACCTCTCTACGATCTACTAAAGCTCTCAACTCCTTAACCATTGCCTTATTGCTGTATTTACTAATACCTTCACTCGCATGTAGCAAGTCTTTTGTAATTGCTGTCTCAGGACTCCTATATTTACCAAGTACCTTATGTAATTTCTGCTTTAAAGTATCTAACTCCTCTATAGGTTGCTCACTCTCATTGTGCTTAATCAATTCAAATGAGTAATCGTCAGCATTACCCCTTAACTCAAACTTATCTCCATCTTCAGTAATACCACTCCTATCCTTTAATACCTTCAAAATAAGCGTACTACTATCATCGTTCTCTGCGGCAAACTCTGGTCTTGCTTCCTTATATAAACCATGACAAATACTGGCCCCATTCACTAAGTAAGCACTGCCATACAAAGAGTTCTTAGTTACTACTCTCGCTCTGGGCTGGCCTTCTCTTCCGTTACTATTCTCTTTCTTTAAATGGTGGGTGATAACAATACTTACTCCTAAATCTGAAGCAATCTTATTTAGGTGATACATATACAACAAGCCAATCTCTGCATCGTTAAGACTTGCTCCACCACCGCCTAATAAAGTTCCCAAACTATCGAGTAGTACTAACTTAGCTTTACTATCAACTATCCATTTTCTTAACTCAGGAAGCATTCCGACATGAAAATTCCACCGAACATGAAACATACCTTTGCCCGGTTTTAATTCCATCCTTCTCCACTTCACTAAAGCATTAACTTGACTCTCATCCTTCTGAACCATTAATACAGGTTGTGCTTTAGGTACTTTGAAAGCTCCCGCAAAAGTATTACCACTACTTACAGCTTCCGCAAGCCGATAGCAATAGCTAGTCTTGCCCGTTCCACCTTCCGCCGCTAATAAACAAACGCATCCAACTGGTATAAGTCTCTCAACTAAAGGCTCAGTAACTACCGTACTTTTCATTACATCCTCAAATGATGTAGAGCCTGAGTAATCATGTAGCTCTTCTTGCAGTGCCGTTATTACCTCTGCTAATTCAGCTTTATTAATACCTAAGTCCTTTCTTAATCCCTGCATTGCTAACAATCTCTGAGTGCTAGATACATCTGACTCATCAATCTTCTTTAGTGTTTCGCCTAGCTTAGCTGTAGTTATCGCAGTTTGTTTCAATAAATCTTGTGGGTCGCCTACTTCTCTAGGAGGTAAGCACCATTCCGGTGGAACCCAACCTCCCTTAATAGCAGCATCCCAAGCACATCCCCACGGTCCTATTTTCTTACCTTCAGTTTTAGATTTAAGTAATGACTGTATCCATTTAAGAGGACTACCACCCGGTACTCGCTGCGCTCCGCGTTCTCCTGTCCAGTCGTTCTTCTTTTCCCAACTAGACCCCATAATCCATAACTTAAATGTCTGTGGATCATTAATTCCACGCCATAAACTCAATAAAATACCTGCAATTTCATGGTAGTTACCTCCGGGCTCCCAACGGTATGGCCAATATTCCATCATCTCTTTTACTAGCTTTCTTTGCTTACCCGGATCTAATAAATCCATTGTCCGAGGCTTACCGTTATTAACCTCTCCACTTGATACGTCTTGCGTAAGAGGTTCTAAATTAGTTCTTGTTATATGCCTAGAAATACCATTAATAACTTTAAAAGGTAAGTCAGGTATTGGTACTTCAGAAGGTGAATAACCCTTTTTCCAGTGATATAGCCAATTTGGATTATCTGGGTGTGGTCCTTCAATTACTGCATGAAAACATTTACCACCATCCTTTTCATATAAAAGCTCAAAAGCATGTGTAGGGGTGCATTTTCCTATAACTGATATACCTTTAAATTCATCGCCTACATAATCAGGCATACGAAATAAAGCTCTAAACCTTGTTGGTTTACCACTAAGACAAATAGGACTTTTCGGTAGCTGAGATATAGTCATACCCTTTGTAAACCATTCAAAATCTAATGAGGCAGACTTAATCTCTCCTGTTTCCTCATTCTCTGACTCCCCATCAAAGTCAAGCCATACTAAATTTCCTGTCTTACGGCCTGTTAGTAAACCTATACCAGTACATCGATCATTTAAGTTTCTCTCTTTTATTACTTGCTCCTGAGTCAACCATGTACTTGGATCTTCATTCCATTTATCAGTAATTGGTCGCTTACCTAGCACTGGTGTAAATCTTGCATTACCAGGTAAACCTTCTAATGGCCCTAAATCTGACAAAACAGCTATCTCTTGCTCTGACTCTTGTTTCATATATCAAATTATGGGTTTACTGAATATATACGAGGCAGCTAAACTAAGCTAGGTCATAACTAAAGCATGTATAAAAGAGCACTTCTTAAGATCAATTGCAGCGTAAGCTGTTGACAGCAACTTATATAAGTTATATAGTCAATTCAGATGGGTCATTACTCATCTTTCTATCCCATTCTATTAGAGGTTTACAGTGGAAAACATCACTATTCCCATTTCAGATAAAGAACAGTGGATACAAGAGCAGCACGATAAAGCTGTAAAGGTACACCACGAAAACTGTAGTCGTATTAGCAAACTAGATACAGAAATTGATCAGAAATTATCAAGAATCAATGGGATCAAAGTTTCTGAATCGTTCTTACTCAATAAACAAGTTGAGTGGCAATGTAGGGAGGGAGGAGATTATTCAGACGAATTATCCTCTCTTACAGGTTGGTTTGATTCTAGTAAGGTGATTTCCGAAATTTTTGAAGAGGGAGTAAAAGTTTTAAGAAAAGAGTGTATAGAAATTGCTATAGCAGTTGCAAATATTCAGGCTGACATAGATAGTCACACTTTTGATGACTCATTGAAAGTAATGGAAGAGAACACTGACAAGGAAAGGTTAGAACAAGAGTACGACAAGCTTCATGGTGCTACAAAAACTCTTGCAATAAAGGAGGTGGCGTGATGGAAAACATTAGAGTCGGTGTCTGTATTAAAGATGAAAAAACAGGCAGAACTTACTGGTTAGAAAAAAAGTCAATGAAAGAAGAGTTGCGGTTTGTTTCTGCTCCTACTCATTTAGATGGCACACCTGATTTAGATCAAATTGATTATTTATCTGAATGGGAAAATATGGAACAACTTCAGTGGCCCTGCAATTTTCAGCACTTAATCAAAATCTTAGAAAGCCTTGTTAATGAGGAGGTGGCGTAATGGAGTGCATTAACACCGGAATACATATTCCAGAACATGACAGCGATGACTTTTACGCTGACTCAAAACGCTTTCCAATTTATGCCGATATCATTGCCACAACTAAGAAACAGCAGTTTAACTTTCAATCAAGATCTTGGCATAAGTACGACTCTACTTTTTCAGATATTAATTTTGGAATAGTTAACTCTGCTGTTGCTGATCTTGGCTACTACGCAAAAGAAGATGTATTACCTTATCTAGTTAAAGTCTCATCTTGTGTTTATTTAACAGAAAAGTACCGGATTAAAGAAAGCATAAAAATAGACAAAGCTACGGCTATGCAAAGTGGTAAATGGTGGTTTCAACCTGACCAGAGATGTGTGTCTGTCAAGAAAGTAGTTGAAGCTAATCCACGAATAGCAATGTTTGTTATTCCTTTTGCAGAGGAGGTATTTACAAGATGAGAACGGTTACTTGCTCAACTCGGCTTTCTGAGCCAGAGAATGAAAAGCTCCTAGAGATTAAAAAAGAAACTGGTACTTGTATTTCCTCTCTAATAAGGGAAGCTGTTTGCTTTTACTTAAGAGAAACAGGACACGCACCCCGTACTCCTGAAGAAGAGCAACTAGCTATTAAGGCTAAACAACAAGACGACTTTTTGTTTCAAGAGTATGAGGAGGTAGCTTCTCCTTGAATCCTTCACTTATACAAGTAACAGTTTCTCTTGATAAGGATCTCTGCGCTTATACAGTTTGTTGGCGCAGAGAAGGAGAAAGAACAGGAACAGTAAGGCTTTGCCAAGACTTTACTAATAGATTTCAAAACAATGGTCTACCTCCTGATGTCTTAACCGAAGTCCAAAAACAATTACAGGTTTAATGAAAGCTTTAAATGAAATTCTTATTCCTTTTTTAAAAGGTAAACAAGATATTAAAACTCAATTAATGATTCTTCTCGGAGTAGATAGTGATGCAGCCGACGACATTATTGAGACGGTTATTGAAACCCAGTCTTTTGATTGGTCAAACACTAAGGATAAACCGCCTAATGATTGAGTCTATTAAACACTTATCTATCAGAGATGGTAAGGCTGTAGTTACTCAGCACTACGAACTGCTTACTCACAACGACAGACCAAACAGTAAGGGCAAACTTATTAAGTGCTCTCAATGTATGTCTGTGATTAGAGTTCATAGTTTTGCTTTCCCTGAAAGAGTTTGCCCTTCTTGTAAGGCTGCAATCCCTAAACAACATTGGTTATTGGATCAGCTAAGACTTTAAAAAGTTTTGTTGGTTTAATTAAACGCTCACTTCTTTGGAGATCATCAACATGGCAAGTGGTTTCTCTGGCCCCAAATTTGAAGAGGCAGCAAAAGCCGCATTTGCTTATCGACCCTCACACTTAAAAGCAAAAGTATTGCTTTATATGGAGGCGTTCATTCTTCATCATCAAGGAATTATTTCAGGTCAATATATTGATCTTCAAGCTTTACTTGAAACCAATAGACAAGATCCTGAATTATGCCTAACCATCGCTCAGTTCTATAAAAACTTAGCTTCTATTGAAGGTGACTTAAGACTTCTAGAGGAGATGCACCACTTATTAACCACAATTGATGGTGACTTTGAACCTATTGCAAAAGACATCCTTAAGTTAACTATTAGTGGTGTTCAGGAATGTGCAGAGCAAAAAGAAAAAGCTGAGTTTCGTGCAAATCTTGAAAAATTACTACCAGAATAAATGACTGCTTTTTATGCTTCTATGAGCGAAGACAACGCTCCACCAATCCCCAAACTACACCAATATTGGATAGCAGAACCTTATAAAAAAGGTCGCAATCTTAACTATTGGGGTTATACAAAAGCCGAGGCTTATAACAAAGCTAAACTAAACAATCCAAATGCAAATGTTATTCTTTGGAAAAAAGAATTATGAAATACAACTTTAATGATCCTGATCAACTTTGGTTTAAAAGTTTCCTCTTAAAGAGAGAAGTAAAGCTAAGTGAACTTGAGAGTCTTGAACAAGATGAGCTTGATTATCTTATGGCTGAAACTAAAGCAAGGGTAAAAGAAGATGAGTCAACAAGAGAGTTTAAGTTTATCGCTAATGTGTTTTACGAACTCGGTATGCTTAAGACCCTAGCTAGAGAAAGGAGGGATAAAGATGATATTAAGTAAGACTTTTAACGCTGACATTGAAAAGATAGGAAATTGTTGTGCGTGTGATACAGAAACAGCAATGATACCTGATGCTTTTAAAGGTAGAAAGAACATTCGCCTTATTCAGTTCTCAAACGATAAGCATGAGTTCAGTATTGACTTAAAGAAGGCAAGTGATAATGACTGGACTAAGTTAAAAAAATGGATGGAGAATCCTGAGAATAAGTTTATATTCCATAATGCTTCTTTTGACGTAAGAGTATTAGGTGCGTGTGGTATTCACTTACCACCTGATAACTTTGAATGTACTCAGCTAATGAGTCATCAAATTTATAACGGTAAGCCTAATGTTTATCATTCTCTCGCAGATGTAGTGAAGCGAAGGTTAGGTGAAGTAGTAGATAAAACATTGCAATCGCAAGATTGGATGAACGCAGAACTAAACAAGGAAGATCTTGAATATGCAATGAACGATGTCCGATTTACTTGGCGTGTCTACTGGGACATGATCGGTCAAATAATCGAAGATCAATTAGAGATTGTGTATGAGATAGAAAAAATGGCTGTTCCAGCAATAATTCAAATGGAGTCAAGTGGAATAAAGATAAACACAGCTAAAACAGATGGGTTAATTGAAGAGCTTAAAGATATAGTTATATCCTTTATGAGGAGGTTTGTAGAGGAGTTACATGGAGAGCTGCTTAACAACAACTTAGAAGGTTTACCCTTATTACAAGATGGGGAACTAAATTTAAACAAGACCCAAGTTGGATACAAAAGAGACAACACATATATACCCGCCGGATTTAACCCTCGTTCACCTAAACAAGTATTAAAGCATTTCAACTCTTTAGGAATAGACCCTAGAGATATGGATGGTAAACCAAGTCTTGATCAAAACTTATTAACTCAATTTAAAGAGTTTTCAATTGTAAGAACCTACTTGGAGTGGAAGGTTAAAGACAAGTTGTTGCAAATTTGCGTTAGTTTGAGAAAACACGTAGATATAGAAACTGATAGGATTCACCCTCGATTCTTTCAGTCAGGAACAGCTACAGGAAGACTTAGTTGTAGTAGTCCAAATCTACAAAATGTTCCTAGAGATAAGGCTGTTAGAAGTTTATTTATACCGGAGGAAGGTTTTGTATTTGTAGCTGCTGACTATAAGGCAATGGAATTAGCTGCGGCGGGTTGTGATCGTATTGCAAATGTACCTGGTATGAAAGACCCGATTAATAACGGAGAAGATCTTCATAAATTAACTGCATCTTTAATGTACGAGTGTGAGTTAGACGAGGTAACAAAAGAGCAACGCCAGAATGCAAAAGGAACAAACTTTGGAGCATTGTATGGGGCAGGTGTTCAGGGGTTAGTTAAATACTTTCTTGGTCTAGGAAAAATTATCTCAAACAAAGAAGCGGAGGAATTCTTAAATGCTTGGCACAAGATTTATCCAGAAATCGGTAAATGGCATCAAAGAAATAAGGAAAAGGTTAGACGAGGTGAGCCAGTGCGAATGGTTGACCAACGCCGCCGCTTTTTGTCTGGTAAATCAGCAAAGTTCACTGCTATGGGTAACTCACAGGTGCAAGGAAGTTGTGCCTCGGTGGTAAAGATCGCAATGGGGGCAATTGTTAAGGAGCTTCCAAAGATAGATCCTAAAGCACGTCTAATACTACAGGTCCACGATGAGATCGTCGTCGAATGCTCTGTTTTACGTTCAGTAAAAGTATTAAAAACAATGGAGAATCTTATGTCTGAAGCAGGTAGAGAAGTCTTTGGCGACTCCGTTAAATTCGGTGCCGACGGTGGCGTTGGTTTTAGTTGGTCGGAGGCAAAAGGATGAGCATACAAAAGTATCAAATTAATGATCGTGTAAAACGACCTAATAAAAACATTAACTTCACTCATCCACGAAAACGCAGAGAGCTACTACAAGAAAAAGAGATAGCTAGCTGTAGGTATGGAACTATTATCGAGGCCAAACTCGTAAAAGATAGCAGGAGCCGGTTTCATTATCGGTATTACGTCAAGTGGGATGGGTATGAAAGTTTATCTCTACATAGCCAAAACACATTAAAACCAGCGGAGGAAGACTAGATGTATTGTCCTAAATGTAAAATGTTGCACACTAATGTTCTTGAGTCTCGTCCAAGTAAATTTGGAAACACTACAAGAAGAAGGCGTAAATGCACAGTTTGCGATTATAAATTCACGACATACGAAATACTAAAAGACAGTGATAACGCACCACAGCATCATAGATTTACCGATGGGCAAGTTAGAGCCATATACAAACTAAAAGACTGGTATGGCACACAAGAGTTAGCAGAATTATTTAATTGCAGCATGAGCTCAATCTCCAAAATAAAAAGAGGCCATAGCCAAGTATTAATTGAGGATGGTATAAAAGCAGGTAAAGACCCTGATGAAGATCTTACGCAAACTAAAAAAATACTAAAAGGTATGTTCCTTAGACTAAAACGCCTGAACAATCAAGAATTCACAGATCTATTAACTGACTGCCTTAACTAACCAATTTTTCTTAAGACCCATAGCCAAATTCCTTTAAGACCCTTCTATTTGGATTAAACGTTTTAAATACCACTGAGCTTTCTTAAGGGAAATAACACCTCCTTTTAACTTTTCTCTCCAAAGGTATTTAGCAATATTGCCTTTTAAATAGCCTCTAAATTCTTCTTTATTAAGTTGCGCTTCGATAGCATCTATACATTCAATCTGAATTCCCTTAATTAATTTAAGGTTGGCTGAATAGTGCTTTGGTGTGTTTACTTCGTCTTCTGTCATTTTTAACTTATACAAGTATAATACCCTTAAATAAGTTAGCAGGTTTTGGAGTTAAATCCTCGGCAAATTGTACTAAAAATGCTAAGGAAAGCCGTTGCTAACGCTACTTTAGGCGAAATTCAAAGGGCAGCCCACTTTTTAGAGGAGGCTAGAAAGGTAAGAATAGGTAAAAGTAAATTTAGGAGCGCAAAACGTAGAACTCATTACAAACCAGAACCCACGCTAAGAGATCTTTAAAAGTAAAATTAGTTTGGTTTATAAGTAATTAAGTATTTATAAAGTTTTTCTAT